AAGGGGTTGCAGGACGTGGTGCGGGCTGACAGGAGCAAGCCATGACCAAGCGCCACCGTAGTGCAGTAGACGGGCAGTACGTCACTGAAGAGCAGGCCAAGGCCGACCCGGAGCGGACGGTGGGTGAGAGCCCTGTGCGCCATGTGCGCGGGAAGGTGGTGCTGGAGGTTGATCGGCCCATTGCCCCGGAGCAGCGGGAAAGGCTGCGTGAAGTGCTAGGAAATGCGTTCCCGGAAGGGTTTGTGATCCTAGAGGCGGGCATCCGCCTGTCCTCCAAAGAGCAGCTAGACAGGCTGGAGGACAAGCTGGATCGGCTGCTGGAAGCCAAGGACGCACAGTGACCTGCCATTTCTGCGAGCGCGCACGAGAGCGGATGCACGCACTGATTACCGAGAGGCTGAGGCGCAGGCGTGTACGACAGGAACAGCAGGCAGGCGGATCGGGCGCTCAACACGGGCAGCAAGGCGTGGAGGCAGATACGCCAGCAGGTCCTAGTGCGGGACGGCTACCAGTGCCAAGCGTGCAAGAGGCTGGTGACGGGGAGGGAAGCGCACGTTGACCACATCCGCTCGGACGCGCATCTTCCGGAGAGTAATCAGCTAGATCGGCTACAACTTTTATGTATCCGATGCCACGGGGCCAAGACCCGCACTGAGATGGACGGGAGGGAGTGGAATGGGCGAGCAGGACCACAGCGCATCGGCCTTGATGGCTGGCCTGTCGAGGATTGAGGCGAAGTTGGACACCCTTCTCGATGCGCTGGCCGACGAGGGCGCTGAGGAGGGCGGAGAAGCCGTCCGCGTGGTGACGATTGACGGGCAGGTCTTCGAGGTTCCGGCGGCCCCTGAGGGCGATCCGGGGCTGCTGTAGGGCGAAACGGGTCAAATGTTAAATCTCACTTTCACGCGAGAGGCAGCCCCGGCAACCTGAACGCGAACCTGAACAGAATGTTAAGTCTCGCCTTCACGCGCGAAGCTGAACGTGAACCTGAACGAGAAACTGAACGGGAAGGGGGGGGTGGGTCGGAACTTGGCCCGTTCAGGTTCGGTAGCACGCCGCCCAAGCCTTCTGTTCTCAACCCGTAACAATTTTGAAACTTCGGAGTACAGGAAATGGCGAAGCAGTCGAGCGCCAGCCTGTCGGTTGTGCCTGTTCAGCCGATTGGCCGGCTAGAGGTTCCGGCCGGCCTGACGGGCGCGGACGCGGAGTTCTTCCGCCAGGTGGTGGATTCCAAGCCGGCGGATTGGTTCGGAGAGGATACGGCCCCGCTGCTGGTGGAGTACGTGCGGGCCAAGCGGACGTGTGACGCGCTTGACCTCCAGGTCGAGGCGGCATTGGCTGGCGGTGAGGTGCAGGACATCAAGGCTGCGATGCAGCTGCGGGACATGGAGTCGCGGCGCCTTCTGTCGATTGGGACGAAGCTGCGGCTGACGCAGCAGAGCCGGTACACGCCGAAAGCGGCGGCCACGGCGAGCAAGGGCACGGGTGGGGCCAAGCCTTGGGCCGTGAAGTAAGCCGAGGCGAACGCAACGCCAACTGGATTGAGGCTCACTGTCGCGTCCCCGAGGGCGCGCTTGTGGGTCAGCCAGTCGAGCTGCGGGACTGGCAGCGGGACATCATCCGGGGGATCTACGACACCCCGACGCGCCGGGCGATCATCTCGTTCGGCCGCAAGAACGGCAAGACGGCGCTGTCGGCATTTCTCCTGCTGCTGCACCTTGTCGGTCCGGAGGCCAAGGCGAACAGTCAGCTGTTCAGCGCGGCGCAGTCCCGGGAGCAGGCGGCGATCCTGTTTACCTTGGCGGCCAAGGTGGTCCGGATGTCGCCGGACCTGTCGCAGTACGTCGTAGTCCGCGACACGGCCAAGCAGCTCGCTTGTCCGGAGCTGGGCACCCTGTACCGGGCGCTATCGGCTGAGGCTTCGACGGCCTACGGGTTGTCTCCCGTGTTCGTGGTGCACGACGAACTGGGGCAGGTAAGGGGTCCGCGCTCGGAGCTGTACGACGCGCTCGAAACGGCGTCGGCGGCGCAGGAGTCGCCGCTGTCGATTGTCATCTCGACGCAATCTCCGACTGACGCTGACCTGCTGTCGCTGCTGATCGAGGATGCGCGCACCAAGGCCGACCCGGAAATCAAGCTGTGGCTGTACACGGCGGACGAGTCGCTAGACCCGTTCTCCGACGAAGCGATCCGGCAGGCCAACCCGGCATTCGGGGACTTCCAGAATCCAAAGGAGGTCAGGAAGCAGGCCGAGACAGCGCGCCGGATGCCAAGCGCGGAGAACGGATACCGCAACCTGATCCTGAACCAGCGCGTCAACCTGACCAATCCGTTTGTCAGTCGTGGCGTGTGGGAGGCCAACTCGGCCGCCCCGGACATGGGCGCTTTCGACAGCGACGTGTTCGTCGGCCTTGACCTCTCGTCCCAGCACGATCTAACGGCTGTGGTGGCGGTGGTGAAGCGCGACGGGAAGTGGCACGTCCTGCCGACGTTCTTTGCGCCGCAGGAAGGGCTGGCTGAGCGTGTACACCGGGACCGTGTTCCATACGACCTGTGGGCCGAGCAGGGCTTCATCCAGCTGACGCCCGGCAAGACGGTTGATTACGATTACGTTGCGCAGTGGCTCGTTGACTTCTGCGAGGACCACGGCGTCGTGTCCGTCCGGTTCGACCGCTGGCGCATCGACGTGTTCAAGGCGTCGCTCGCCCGGATCGGGGTTGAGCTGCCGCTGGAGCCGTTCGGCCAGGGCTTCAAAGACATGACTCCCGCGCTCGATTGCGTGGAGCGCGAGCTTGTCGAGGGAAACATCTGCCACGGCGGGCAGCCGGTTCTGACCATGTGCGCCGCAAATGCTGTCGCTGTGCGAGACCCGGCGGGTAACCGGAAGCTGGACAAGAGCAAGGCCACCGGCCGTATCGACGGGATGGTGGCTCTAGCCATGGCGATGGGTGCAGCAAGTTCTGCCGCTGAGGTGAACACAGACCTTAGCGACTTCTTCTCTAACCCGGTGACCGGATGAAAATGACCGCAGAGAAGCCGGGCAAGATTCGCGCGGCCATTCTGACTTGGCTAGGCTTCACGCCAGACTACATGGGGCGCGTGGCTGCCTCTGACGAGACGGCGGGCGAGGCGATGAGCGCCGATGCCATGCTGAAGCTGTCGGCGGCCTGGGCCTGCGTCCGGCTGATCTCGGAGACGATTGCCACCCTTCCGCTGTCGATGTACGAGCGCACCAGCGCGGGCAAGCGGATCGCGTCGCAGCACCCGATTCACTTCATCATCCACGACCAGCCCAACCCTGACGCAACCGCATCGGTTTTCTGGGAGGCGGCCGTAGCGGCGATGTTGCTGCGCGGAGCCGCCCGGGCCGAGCGGCTGGAGACTGGCGGCCGTCTGGTGGGCCTGCGCTTCCTGCATCCAGACCGAATCGCGCCGATGACGCGCTATTCGGACGGCCGGAGGGGTTGGAATTACAAGCAAGACGACGGTTCGATCCGCTTCATCCCGGCCAGCAAGGTCTGGACGCTTCCAGGCTTCTCGCTGGACGGCGTAAACGGCGTCTCGGTGGTCAATTACAGCGCGAACGTGATGGGCGCGGCCCGCGCGGCCGAGCGTGTCGCCAATCGGACGTTTGTGAAGGGGTTGCATCCGACCACGGCGTGGCTGTTTCCGTCTCAGCTGAAGCCAGACCAGCGCGAGGACGCGCGCAAGGCGATGGCCCGCCTGTCGGGCAGCATCAATGACGGACTCCCGGCGATCCTCGAAGCGGGGATGGACGTTAAGACCATCGGCATTGACCCTGCCGACGCACAGCTTCTGGAGTCGCGCGCGTTTAGCGTCGAGGAAATCTGCCGCTGGTTCCGCGTGCCGCCCTTCATGGTCGGGCACAGCGAGAAATCGACCAGCTGGGGAACCGGCATCGAGCAGCAGATGATCGGGTTCCTGACGTTCACGCTCGGGCCGTGGCTGCGCCGCATCGAGCAGGGGATTTCCAAGGATCTGATCCGCCCTGGCGACCGCCAGCGGTTCTATCCCAAGTTCAACGTCGAGGGCTTGCTGCGCGCGGACAGCGCCGGACGTGCCGCCTTCTATACGGCGATGGTGAATAACGGTGTTCTGACTCGCGACGAGATCCGCGAGCTGGAGGACCGCGAACCAATGGGCGGCAATGCCGCCGTCCTGACGGTGCAGTCCGCCATGACCACGCTCGACAGCGTCGGGGCGGTTGGAGACGCGGAGCAGGTGAGAGCGTCATTCCGGGCGTTCCTAGGCGTGTCAGACGAGATGCCCGAGCAGGGCTAAGGAGAAGCAATGTCGATCAAGATCCTGCCGGGTGCGCCGGAGGGGCGAGTGTGCGCGGGTGTTTCCTCTCCGTTGCAGCCTCGCGCGTTTGACCGCTGGAACCCCGGCATCCAAGCCGAAGCGGCCAGCGACGAGCGTTCGATCAGCGTCTATGACGTGATCGGGCAGGACTTCTGGGCCGGCGAGGGCGTGACCGCCAAGCGCGTTGCGGCGGCGCTGCGAAACATGGGCGCAGGCCCGGTAACGGTAAACGTCAACAGCCCCGGCGGCGACATGTTCGAGGGGCTGGCGATCTACAACCTGCTCCGCGAACACCCCGGCGAGGTGACGGTCAAGGTGCTTGGCCTCGCGGCCTCCGCCGCGTCGGTCATCGCGATGGCTGGCGACACGATCCAGATTGCCCGTGCCGGCTTCCTGATGATCCACAACGCCTGGGTCATGGCGATGGGCAACAAGAACGATCTGCGCGAGTACGCGGACACGCTGGAGCCTTTCGACCGAGCCATGGCCGACATCTACGCGGCCCGGACTGGGGAGTCGTCCGAGGCGATGGCGAAGCTGATGGACGCCGAGTCGTGGATTGGCGGCTCGGATGCCATCGAGCAGGGCTTCGCGGACGAGCTTCTGGCCTCCGACCAGATCAAGACGGGCGACAAGCCCAAGGCGGCG